GACATCTGGTCAGCCCAATCATTGAGCTTCATATAAGAAGGACGCGTTACATTCGTCATCCGAGCACCGTTCCGTCGCCAGAGTCGATATGGCCGATGATTTGACCCATTTGGTAATTACCACCAATACAGTTAGATTCAAAACGAGCACGCAACTCGCGACGCTGTTCTTTTAACATTACGATCTGCTCATACGGCTCAGTAGCCGACTCAGGGAACGTGAAAGTGCGGCTATAAACTTCAGGAGCACGGGCATTAGCACGACCGGTAATCTGAACCATCATTTCACCGTTCTGAATAAAGTCAGGCTCAATAGTCGTAATACGGAGAGCCTCGTTCTTACCCTGGACTAAGGAAGACAAATCAGCTGTCTCAAAGTAAGATTGAACCGGTCTTACGTTCGGTCCATCAATCTCGTCTACACCCTGCTCGTGAATCCAAACACGGTATCCGCTCGTGGTCGGGATTGCATCAGTTAGTAGAGGCGAAGCGAAAGCGTTGTTAAAACCACCCGCAGAACGACCAGAAGCTGGCAGGGCGGTGTCGTACCACGTGTTCTCACGGACGTTATAAATAACGGCATGTGTACATTCAGTAGCGTCATCACGCGGGTATGCCCACCAGATCTCACCAAATTTCGGCATTTTCCAGGCAAATACTTTTGACCGTTGGGAGTCGTTGAGGTTGTCAAAGAACCAGTTAATGTTCAGCTGGTTCGGCACGTCGCGCACAACACCGTTAAACATTAAGAAGCGGTCAACCCCCGCCCAGAAAAACACACCGTCGTAGTCAACTACCGAGTCAGCAGACATGATTGACGTGTCAGTAGCAATTACGTCAAACTGGAAAACGGTCGCGCCGCCGGTGAACGTGGCTCGAATAACAGCATCATATGCCCAAAACAAACCGGCAGGCGCGGAGCCAGAACCAGCCCGCAGGGGCATACCTTTAATAATTTTCTGACCCCATGGCCGAGCAATATTAGAGCCAATACCGGTAAGGTCGGTAGGGTCACTTGCGACTGAATGGCCGATAATACCGTCTGTACCGTAGTAGAACAAGTAAGGGTACAACACGACTATACCGCCGGTGGCATTACCCCCAGCAGGTAGCGTAATTTCAGTTAGTACCGTTGTGTCAAGAAGGTCGCCAATGAATATCTGACCGCCTACGTCATTGCAAACACACGCGCCGTTCGGGGAGACGTGCGCTATTAATGAGTTAGCAGACCCTGAAGGGTCGTACATATATTGGTACATCCAACGATTCAAACTCGAATCTGCTAGCGTGGTCGGCGTACGGTCGCTGATGATTGAGCTGTTTTTACTTGCGTCAATCGTGAACCGCTCAAGGGTCGTCGGACCGCCTGAATGACAGTACTGGAGATTCTGCTGCGTGAAACTTGTAAAACCTCTCGAGATCTCAGTCAGGTATTTATTGATTGAACGATAACCGCCAACCTTACGCGGCAACCCGCGCTGGAAACGCACCCATTGACCGTCGGTATAAAAATCACCGTCAAATTTCGTGCCGTCTCGTTTGATACCGGCTTGCGAACGTAAGACGACAGTGCTCATCAGAAAACCCCGCCAACAACCACACCCGCAGGTGCTACACCCAACGCTGCATAGGCTGCGTCTTCATCAACTGCTGTAAATAGCGATGTACCTACAGACGTGCCGCCTAGGTTAATTAAAGCCGCCCCCGCTGTGGTTGCGCCGGTACCACCATCAGCAATCGAAATAGGGACTGCGATAGAAGAAGAGTCAGCGTCAACTACGTCAGTACCGTTGCAGTAATAAATTGCGCGCTGGCCGGAGGTAAGGGTAACACCTGTCCCAGCAGACGTCTTTACGGTGAACGTATATGCGCCGGTGGTTGCGTTGGTTACCCAATACTGTTGAACCGTTGCCGGTACAATAATGTTACGGTTACCTGTCAAGACACCCGTAAAGTTATACGCGATTCGGTTTAATTCACTACCTGCTAAAGTGTAGTCGCCTGTACCGGCTACGTCAATAGACGTGTAATCAAAAGCAAAAATAGCTTGCTGGCCTAGACCTACGGTAAAGAAGTTTACACCGTCAGTAGCGATGATTGCTGAGTCACCAGGTTGGAAACTTAGAGTTGCCGAACCGTCAATGGTCGGCGTGCCGGAAGGGTCAACTGTAATAGCGCCCGAACCCGCATTCCGCAGGTACATGAACCAGTTGTCACCCACCGTAGGCGCAGAAGGTAAAGTGAGCGTACCACCCGCCCCCGTCCAGACGTACATCTTAGCTCTGTCGTTTGTACCGGCAGTATAGTTGCTATTAAATGACGTAATAGGGACAGATTGGGAAAGCAGCGTACCGACAGCCACAATACCTGTGCCGGCAAGCGCAGATGCGTTAGCTTGAGAAACCGTTGCCCCAAACTGCAAAGTCTCCCACAAACCGGCTTCGGTCGTGTTGTTAGTTAAATAGACCTGCCAGACTGTGCCAGCAGCGATGGACGCCAACTGAGTTCCGGTAGCGTTTTTAACGATGAAAGTATTTGCGCCTTGGTTATTAAACAAGACGGTGTTACCTGTGCCGCTTTTCATAGCGTCAGGCATGAATATACTTAGGCTTCCAGCAGAAGCCGTAACGTCAATAATACGCGTTGCTAAGTTACTTGAAGCAGAAGTCTCTTCTGGCCAGCTGAGTACAACATCCGCTGAAAGAGCAATAGCACTATAGCTAATCTCACTCGGGTATATGTTTGCGCCGCCGAAAACGTCAGTATAAATTGGCATTATGCCTCACTCCTATTGGATGTACGATCCGTAATGCGCTTCAAGTCTTCTCCATTGAGAGCTTGTGCCGCACGGTCATATAAAGCCTGCCACGTTTGCATACGTTCGTCTTTCTTCAGGAACGGAGTTGCCTCTAGCAGCGTGGCGTAAAGTAATAGATCAGGAGCGTATTCCGTCATCCAATTAGTCTGTAGGTCATCACCTAGGAACGCAGGTTGCTCGTAATACAGAATCTCAAGAGTCTGTGCCGTGGCCGGTGTAGGAGTTATGAGCCAGTGCTGATAATCATAATCAGCGTAGAATTGAGGAGCGCCTGTTTCAGTTTCAGTAGGCCAGTAAGAGCGCAGATACTCGTAACTTCTAGCGAATATAGGTGAACCGTCAACGGTCATAGAGACCGTATCACGCCAGCGGTCAGGCTTCAAATAGACAGCAACCCCGGCTGAGAGAGGGGTAGTAATTGCGCGTATAAAGCCGAGAATCTTAAGCTCGCGAGCGATACGACGCTCACCTAGTGTCACAAGGCGCGGGAGCTGGTCAAAGACTATTTGGTCGCTTTCTTGAGTGAAACCGCGCTCAAGATAACGACGAACGTCCACCAGCAAGCTGTCGTAGGTCATCGTGTACATTTAAACTCCGTTGTGACTAGCAGCTGGTGCAGCTTGCGCTCGTAAAAATTATAACCTTGAAACCTATATGAAGGCAAATTTTGAAGCTAGGATACGTATGCAGCACGCTCGTCTTTACGCCGAGTTACGAGACCTTTTAAAACTTTACCGCCTGCCTTCGTATACTTCAAGAATTCATTTGCGGCACCCTCAAAGTCGCCCCGATTGTGTTTCTGCCGTAGGGTGCTTCTTTGCAGGGTTCCTAACCCAAGGTTGAAGCTAAAACTGACCAATGCGTCCAGCTGCCCTTGAGAAGTAATAACAGGACAATACTTTGATACGCCTCGGACAAACCTTTCAAGGTCTTTAGCAAGTATCGCATCGGCTTCCTGTATTGTGAACTGCCTGCTCCAACCTTCTGGAATAGGCAAAGATTTTCTCTGCTCTAACGGTATTTTCGTGTGGTTCGGGTCACACACATGCCCAACAAGGCATGTCCACAGAAGTGCTGGGCAGCGATAAGGGCGAAGTCTTATACCCTCGTGATGCCGGATCATCTTCAAACATTGCGGACTTACGTTCATTTTCCAAATGCCCTACCGCCAAAATGGAACGCAATTATTGAGGCAAACAGAGCCTGGGTCTCAGAATCCCATAACATTTCAGCGAGTTCTTTGAACGGGACATTGTTATACCAGCCATAAGAAAACAGGCCGACATCAACAAACACTAGCAGGCCAAAGAAGCCGAAAGTAATCACAGGACGAACGCTAGCGCGGAAGTTTTTCATCCACTGGCTAGTTCCTTCGTTCAAACTCATGTCATGGGCGTAAATAGCTTGCACTTCTGCCTGCTGAGCGCCAATCAAAGACTGTTGCGTGTCTGCTGAGGATTGAATCTTTATCTCATCGAGCTTGATTTCTTCTACTTTTGCCTGCCCTGCATAGCCTGCCGCAGCCAGTTGTAACTCACGTTCCGTCTGCATAGCGGCCATTTTCAACTCATGGCCCTTATCTGCACGATCTTGAAAAAAGTCCAGAATCTTAGGCAAGCCGCCCATCAGGAAACTTATCAGCGTAGAAAGTAATGTCAGCATTATTCGTCGTTCCCTTGTCTAAACATCCACCATATTGCGTACATGATAAAACTACTGATCGCCACCCCAAAAACTACTGCCAACCACTCTTGGATATCCTGAATCCGCTGCTCCTTCTTGCGCTCAATCTCGCGCAGGCGCATACGCTCCAGCCTAGCTTCTTCTTCAATCGCGTCCCGCCGTTCTTGGATAATCTGGTCGCGGCGCTGGCACATCTCTTCGTACAAGCCCGATTCGTTACCAGAGCCGTAAATCAGAGCTTCACGTAGTTCCACTTCCATCTTGAACATCTGGCGCGACGCAAACATCGCATCAAGCGCCTCGGCAGTCGCGTCCTTCTGTACCGGCTTGCCTAGCTTCTTGTCATGCTCCTGCTGAACAACCGCCGCTTGAATCTCACCTTGCGCGGTAAAGAAGGCGCTAATGTCGTGATAACACTCCTGCACTCCCTTACCTAGCGCAATGGCTTCCTTCACCCCAGCAACAGCCGCTTTGGCTACTGCAAATGCCGCACCGATTGTTATTGGGTCCATATTTCATCTTTACGCAATTGCCAAGAATATGTATGTTCCACCCGCTGAATTTAATCCTCCGGGCGCTGCTGCGGTTACCTTGAAGCCTGTAGTATCGGTGTCAACGTAGTTGTCTCCCGTCGCCTCTGCCGCAGTGCTGTTGAGCAATAGGTATGGGTCGGTTCCGGAGGATATACCCCGCGCCGAATCCCAAACATACCAATTGCCAGCCGCATTAGTCCGTTTAATAAGTACGAACCTAGCGCCAGTAGTGAATCCGCAAGCGACAGTCTGTAAGGCTGCTGTACCTGTGTAGCTGCCTACTTTGGAGACTCCCGCTACTGTGGCGAATAAGTAAGCTACATAAGTTGCTGCCGAAGTATTAACTTCAGTTGCAGTACCTAAACTAAATACTAATGACGTTGGATATGTACTATTCCAACGAGTAGCTCCAGTAGCTTTAGCTGCTGTAGTGTTTAAAACAACATACTCTGTATTTGCTAAAGAAGTAGAGCCAACTTGCCAAGCAGTTGAGCCGCTACGTCCTTTTATGATCCATAACTCAGGAGCAACATTAAGATTATGTGTTTGTGTAGTGTTTGCTCCCGTCCCCGTATAGCAAACTGCATCAAAGAAGCCCGGTGCGCGACGGAAGGCTTCAAAAATTATTGACTGTCCAGACGTATTTAAAGGCGCGCCTCCTGAAACAATTAATCCCGTCATAGAATCAAAGCCAGTAATTGCTGATCCAGTATCTAGGGTTTCAACGTCTGTATCAGTTGTTTTCAATCGCACTCCACCACCCTGTAAGCGGCTTTGAGCAATAAAATCAGCTCCAGCTAAATCACGCCGACGGGCAAGGACAAAATCAGAGGGGAAGTTAACCCCAGAAACAGTTGTTGTTGAACCAGTGCCAGTATGAACAATTGGCGCAAACACACTCGTACCACTCGTCGGCGTTTTCATTGGGCCGCGACGGATGGCGATGTAGATGTAGGATGAGCCACTTACATTTAACGCGCTGTTAGAATTTAGAAGGTCAAAACCAGTCGCTGTAGGTCTAATAGCATTACTTACAGAAACTGTTGCGCCTTCAGCGTTACTATTATTTGGGCATAAAGCTGCGTCAGATGTCCCAACGGTTAAACCGCGCATGTTGTCGAGCAACACCCAATCACTTACGGCGACAGTCGTTCTCTTAATTAACAACCATTGAGGCTCATATCCTAGGTTAATACTGTTCGTTGTACTGTTCCCGTTGTATGTCCCACAGCTAATCACATTGTCCGTACCCGTCAGGCCAAAGCCCCCTGCGTTGTTGGCGAATAGATAGGCGACGTATGTTACACCTGACGCGTTAACAGCAGAAACAGAAGACGCTTGGTCATTTAATTTAAAGTCAGTTGAGGAAACATTATTAATATACCCCCCAGACAAGGCCGCAGCGCTGTTATGTGTGGTTGTAGAATTTAATAGTAAATGATAATCTCCCGGATTTACAGTAGCTTTCCAATCGCCCGACCCACTTACAGGTTTAACAACAACAAAACCCGGCTGCGATCCTAAAGGGTGCGTAATATATCTTCCGAAAGTTCCATCACCCGTATAAGTCACAATATCAAAGAACTTGGGCTGCTTGCGGAATGTCCATGAGGCGTAGGTAAAACCAGATTGGTTGCCATCTCCCTGTGAATAAACATAACCATTTGAATTAAACTGTGTCAGGAAAAAATCGGAAGACCCTGCAATTTGTGCGTTTGTTGTATTAGAAGTTAAATAGTTTCTAACGCCTCTTGAGGTGTCTATAAAGATATTACTTTCGTTTGTTGCAGACCTCGATTTAGTCCAAACCAACCCACCCTTACCAGCTAGATCAATGTTATTAGTGATCGTCTGCGTAGTTCCATTACCCGTGTAGAGATACGTAGAGAATAGGTTTTCAATAAACGCACTAGGATCAACACTCCCCGCAGTCGGCCATAACCCCTGCTTCTGCCAATAAGCCTGTTGATCTAGCGTCCACACACCGGGAGCAGCACTAGTTGCATACGGTCCGGTAGGCGCTACAGGTACAGGGCGAATTATTCCAGCGTTCCAATTTTTGATACCCACGTTACACCCCTTGCGGTTTTGTGTGTTTGTACTTAGTCATAACTTATGCATTCAACGCATCAAGCCTACCCCAAACCCAAGCAGCGGAAGCCACGGGATCAAACGGCACGGGGTCAGCGTCGGGCGTAGCGCCTCGCGTAGTCCAATCAGAACCAACCGAAGTCAAATACGCCTCAAGGTCAGCTTGTGTCTCTACAACTTCAGCGTCACCAGTATCGTCGTTCTCGCTAATACCAACCATGATTATGTCTCTAGGACTGGGTGTAGCAGGGTCACCAACAACAAAAACACCGCCTACACCTTCAGGGTGTAAACATAGAAACGAAGGAATTGTACCCTCGGCAGTTAGACGGTACTTGATGACTTTGTGTGCCATAACTTTTCTCCTTGGGCGTACTGCCCATTAAAACAATACGCGCCAAAATGACCTAATTCGCACCATGGAGCAACCCAAACGGTCCCACCATGTTTACGATACTCGTAGCAAAAATTGTAATCTTCAGACAGCAGTTCGTGGTCAACATTCTGCACTTTAAAGAAATCATAAACCTCTGCATTAGTTGCAATCGTTGACCCGCCGTTCATGTAGTAACCAACATGAGGTCGTAACTTCTCAAACACGTCGCGTCGGATTAACATGAAACCCGTACCCGCATGCTTTACCTGGAATGGGATAGACGAATCAACCATCTCATGACCAGGTAACTTATTTAGATTAAAGATGCCAGTTAGCTTATGCAGGTCTTGCACGCCATTCTTAGCACCCTCCCGTACTGCCTCCCAATTCACGCCTTTCATTGGAACAGCGCCGGCAATAATACCTTTGTCAGCTTTAATCATTTTTGCAATGTCGTTAGCCACAAACTTTTGGTCTGCGTCAATGAACATTAAATGCGTAGCGTCTGAATTCAGAAAGTGCCAAGCAATCGTGTTTCTACCGCGTTGGATCAAAGACTCGTTACCAAGGAAGATGCAAGTCAACTTGATGTTGTACTGAATGCAGGCTTCTTTTAAAGTAAGCAACGACTGCACATACTCTGTGCACATCATGCCGCCGTAAGCCGGTGTTCCAACAACTAAGTGCATCATGCCGCCTTTGGAGTAGGAGCCATTTCAAGCTGTGGCGAGTTAGTCAAGCTGCTACGGTCAAACACAGAAAAACCACGACGCGCCGCAAAAATAGAAGGGTCAGCCGCCCATTTGTCAGCACACGCCTCAAGCCATCGCATCGTCATCTCATGCGTAGGAGCCATACCTTTAGTGATAAGCTCATTTTCTGCAGTTAGATAAGCAAACACCTCTGCTTGCGCTTGTGCTGCGTTAATACCTAAGTCAAACAGGTAGATTAAGTTGCCTTCGTCAATCATGCCGTTACGGCTACGGGCAGCGTTCAGACCCTGCTTCATGCAGGTCATGATGTGATAACGAGCTTCTTCTTTTTCGTAATCTTCTTCTGTGATCTCGTTCTTTCCAACCTTTTCCAACAGTTGCGCGTGCTGGTTGACCATGAAATTCATCTTGCGGATTGCGCCGTTGACCGCGTTTTGTGTGCCTTCAAGATGGGAACCTAATTCAAGAATTTCGATCTCCAACAACTCACGGTCAAACGGATTTTCTTCTGTTTCCAACGCGGCGGTCTTGCGTTTCATCTCTACCTGCTTCTTGCGCAGGTTGATATAGGCTTCTTGAAGGGCAGACTTGGTTCGGTCAATCTCAGCTAACGTATGCTTGATAGAGCGGATAGGCGTGATGGCCGTTACGTCCAAAGTCACCTGCATGAACTGGCTATGGGACTTATGGAAGTTACTTGTATCGCGCGTGACAGCGGGCATCTTACTGTCAATATTCGCAAGCATAGTGTTGTACTCCGGCTTGTTGATAGCCAGAGCAGTATTGATGTTGCTGATGATTAAATCGTTAGAGATTCCCATTTTACAAACCTCCGTGAGAGTTGGAACAGCCAGACATGTCGTTTTTGCTGCCGGTTAAATCACCATAATCTGCGGCATTCCCAGTTGATGCAATAGTTACAAAATTAATTACGTTATTACCAAACCCACTAAAAAGTGCAGTAATTGAAGATGATGCTGCCGCTGGTGTCTGTGGTATCGCCGTTAAATCACCAAAATCTATAGAGTTACCTATTGTTGCAATTGTAATATACTGGATTACATTGCTTGCTCCAGCAGTCTCTTGACCACCCGCAAAAAGACCTCTTGTAGCAGAAGAACAACCAGCAATACTATAAGTTGTTTGCAGTAAATCACCAAAATCTGTAGAATTTCCAGTTGAAGAAATTGTGTAATAATTAATAACATTTGACCTGCCACCAGCAGTATTTCCTCCCCCCGCAAAAATTGCCCGAGTTGAAGACGCACAGGCTCCGGGAGCATATTGAGTTGTTGTTAAATTTCCAAAACTTATGGCGTTACCTGTTGTTGCAATAGTTATGTAATCGGTAGTTCCAACAGCCCCTGTGCTAAAACCACCACCAAAAAGCGCTCTAGTGTTATTGGAAGACGCTGCCAAAACATATCTTCCCGGAGATGTTAAATCGCCAAAAGAAACAGTATTTCCTTCTGTAGAAAATACAACGTAATCTATAGTTTGATAATTAGTGTCACCTTGCCTACCTCCACCAAATACTGCGCGAGTAAGAGATGCTGCGGCTCCGTAAAGTCTCCGAATTGTAGTCATGTCACCAAAATCTGTAGCATTTCCCGAAGTTGCTATTAAAACTTTATCAATTACATTTGTATTACTATTTCCACCAAATAATGCAATACCAGGTGGTTGAGGCCACAAGCCTTGAGCTTGCGCCTGATACTGCTGCACTAGGTTCCATACACCGCTGTAAGATGGCATTAGAGACCTCCGTGTGCGTTAGAACATCCACCAAGACTATATCTAGCAACTGTAAGGTCGCCAAAATCAATGGCGTTTCCTGTAGTATTAATTGTTACATAGTTTATATTATTTAAATATGCTGCATTATATCCACCGCCAAAGGTTCCTCTTGTTGAAGAAGATGCTGCCGCAATTTTATAAGAACCAGACGTATATAACAAATCACCAAAATAAACAGCATTTCCTGTTGTTGCAATAGTTATATAATTTATTATTTTTGAATTTGTAGTTGAGCCACCACCACCAAATAAACCTCTAGTTGAATTAGAGCAAGAGGCATCACTATATTTTCCAACAGTTAAATCGCCAAAGTCAGTTGCATTTCCAGTTGTAGCTATTGTTATGTATTGGATTACATTATCACCTAAAGAACCAGTTGCATTTCCACCAAATACTCCTCTAGTTGGAGATGCACATCCAGCACTATTCATAAATAAAGTAAGTAAATCACCAAAGTCAGTTGCATTGCCAGTGGTTGCTATGGTTACATATTGAAGAACATTTAAATATACATTTCCATTGTATCCACCACCTACAACACCTCTTGTTGAATTTGAGCATCCTGCTGCACCTGAACATTCTGCTCCGATTAAATCACCAAAGTCAGTTGCATTTCCCAATGTTGAGATTGTTATGTATTGAATAACATTAGTTCTTGTAGTTGATGATCCACCGCCAAATACACCTCTAGTTAATGAGGAAAAAGATGCAGATTCTACCACGCTTAATAATAAATCACCAAAATCTGTAGCATCTCCTGTTGTAGAGATTGTTATGTAATCAATTATATTAATTGTTGCCCCATTATTACCTCCTGCAAATAAACCTCTTGGGCCAGCAGGACTAACACTGCCACTAGCAGCACTAAACGGGCTAGGACCAAAAGTATTTAATGCCCATACATTAAACGTATAAGACGTTCCATTAGTTAAGCCTGAAACTGTAATAGGGGACGCTGTGTTAGTGGCTTTAAGGCCACCTGGAGTTGACTGCACACCATAGCCAGTAATAGCGCCGCCACCCACGTCAGTAGGCGCGACAAAGCTAACAGTAGCTTCGGCATCTCCCGCAGTCGCACTAACGCTAGTAGGCGCGTTAGGAACTTTGAACGGGTTGTAAAACGCGGAGATAACCCCCGCTAGGAAACGCATTGACATAACGTCGCCTTTTAAGAGTTAATCTCTTCCCAGCTTGCGGTAACAACCAAGTCATTCGCTGTGCCAGCTGT